GCTGCTTTAAGTTTTTTCACTTCTTCTGTTTGTTTTTTTAATGCTTCAGTTGTTTCATTTACTTTACCTTTATAATCTCCATGTAAAGCAATACCTCTATTAATTTCATCATTGGTTTTTTTAAATTCTTTATGATTTTCATTTATTTTCTTTTCAATTTTATCCATTTCGTTTCCTAATAATAAAAAAGTACCAACACCAGCAGCTACAGAAGCAAAAACTAAAGGTATTCCAACTCCTGTTAATGCTACTAATGATCTCATTGTAGCTACTACACCTATTAAGGCTCTACCAATATTTATAAAAGTCGTAGCAATTTTAAGTGATATTATAACTTTAAATGCTATGCCTATTTCTTTTGCATTATCTTTTACAAATCTAAAACCATCTGCTAATTTTTCTACTGCTATTGCTAAAACAGTTCCAATACTTACTGCAAGTTTGTCTATTATTTCAGAATTTTCTTCTAATGCTTTATTAAGATTGCCAAATTCTTTTTTAAGTCCATTAAAAAAACCAGCTTCTAATATTGTTCTTTTAAAATTAAAAAACTTATCTCCTATCATTGAGAGAGTACCCTCAAATGTTTTTGCTAATTGATCTGTTGCACCACCAAACTTTCCACCCTTACCAAATATTTTTTGAAATGCTTCTGCTGTTTCTTCAACTGTTACTACTGCACCAGCTTTAAATCCTAACATAGATTTAACACCTCTATCTCTAAATAAATCAGCAGCACTAATACCAGCACTCATTGATCTTTGAATCTGTTCTGCTGTAGTTTTAAAATCTAGTCCTGTTACTGCTGCAACATTACCAGTAATTTCCATAAGGTGTGCAAGTTCTTTTGCATCTTTAGAAACAACTGCAAGAACTCCTGAACCAGCTTGAATTTCTTCTAGTGAGAAAGGAACTTTAGCAGCAAAGTTTGCCATTTCATCAAATGCTTTGCCACCCTCTTTAGCACTACCAAATAAGAATTTTAATCTAACTTGTAATCCCTCAATTTGTTTTCCTGTATTAACTAATGATCTGATAACAAGTCCAGCACCTAAACCAATAAAAGCTGTTTGCAAACTAAACACAGATTTTTTTAATCTTGTTAAACCTCCTCTTACTCCATTTAAGGCTTGTTTCGACTTATCTTTTGCTACTATGTCTATGTTAAGTTTTTGTGCCATTATTTATAATTCTTTGCTTCTGCTAGTGATTGGTTTCTTTTATACTGATCTTGCTCTTTTTTCAAGTAAGCTAACCATAAATTATAATGGCTAACTGGCATATCAAGAACTTGTTGAATGGGAATGTGGAGTCTGTCTGCTACTACTAAAAGCGACCTTATTTCAGGGTCGCTATCTACTTTTTTTCGGCTTCCTCAAATGAGGTATCTACAAGTATTTTATTAGCGATAGTAGCTATAACATTAGAGTCTGCTTTTTTTCTTAAAGCAAATTTATCATTAACATCAAATGCTTTAATCATTTCTCCTTTGTCATTTTTGACTTGGAGTTTCATTATAAGCAAATCAACTAGAATAGTTAAGTCTTGAAAGTTATTAGACTTTTTAAAGATAATGTTTTTTTCTTCAAGAGTTAATGGTTCTGAATAGAATATACTAGCATTTCCATGCTCGTCTTTCCATTGCTCTACTTCAATTGTAATAGTTTTAAGAGTTTCAAAATGGGATTTAACCCTGTCTATAATTGACATAAATTAGATTAAACTGTTCCTACAGTTAAAGAACCAGTACCTTGAAAAGTAACTGTTCTTGAAATAATTGCGTCCATTGAACTATTGATACTCATACCAGTAATAATTCCTGTTCCAGTATAACTAGCATCTCCTGAAGCAGCACCTTCTGGTAATAAAATAAAAGCAATAGATGCACCAGCAAGTAATGCTTCTTGTTGAGAAGAACCTTCGTCAAAGTGCATTTCTAAAGTACCTGAAAATGAAGTACGTCCAGTTACAAATGATTTTGTTGCATCTGCTAAATTAGTATCTTCTACAACATCTCCTGTAGTTTCTATTGTGAAACCAGTTAGTTCGCCACAAGCTGTTCCAGCGACTTTTACTTGTCCTTCTTTTCCGTGATGTGTTGCCATTTTTTATCCTCTTTAATTTTTGTTGTTTTCGTTTGTTCTTCCTTATAACCTAAACTTAAAAAATGTTCAAGGTTAGTTTCATTAATTGTTATCTCTGAATTATCTTTATATAATTTAATGTCTTTAGCCATAAGTCCTTTTATTACTTTTCATCTTCTTCGTCAATATCTTCTTCATCTTCATCTTCATCTAACTCGTCATCTAAATCTTCATCATTATCTGCTTTTTCCCATGTTTGATCTTCTTCCTCTACATAGTTCTCTCTAATTTCTTCAACTAAATCTTTTACTTCTTCACAAAGCATAGACTCTTTGTCATGGAGTTTTTCTACTTGATCTATTTTTTTACTTACTCTATCTAATAATTTATCTAGTTTACTCATTGGTTATATCCTTATGGTGTTCCTGATTGATACTCGTACATACATCTAATGGTCATTTTTATTCCACCTACTGGAAATAAAGAACCTTCATCAGTTTCTACTTGTACTACTTCCGAATCAAGTGCTTTGTTGTTTCTAGTAATATCAGCTTCTATCGCAGTTTCAATAGCTGTAATTAATGCGTTTCTTGCAGTATCTATATTATCTTCTGCACCTTTAACAAATCCTAGTATTACAAAATCAATAGTACCATGTCTTGTTTTAGCACCACTTCCAAGTTCGCTATCTTCTCTATTTTCTTCTGATGTTTGAACTATAACTGCTGGGTATTGTTGCATAGATAATTCGTCTAACAAGAAAGGTTGTCTAGTAGCTTTTTTAATTGCTGGACTAGATATGTTTGAAATAACTGATAATAAGTTTGCTGCTATATCTTCTCTTATGCTCATATTCTTGCCTTTCTAAATTCTTTGGCTACAAATTTATTAAATTGTCTGCCTATTATATTAGCAGTTCTATCATTAAATCCAAAAAATTCACGTTTTGTTTTTCCTAATACTTGATTAAATACTGCTCGTTGAAGCATTTGACTATTACTAAATCCTACTGATACTTTATTTGTTCCTGTTTTTCTAATTGTTTTACCACTAGGAGTTAAAGCACCTAACATACGACCTGAATAAAATAAATCTACTTTAGTTGACTTACCTTCTTTATTTAATTTTTTTAAATAACCCTGACTATAAGGTGCAAAAGGTCTATCTCTAAAGTCTATTCCTTTAGCAGTTTTAGTTCTAATAATATCTAGTAATTGGAAACCACCTTGTAGTATTCCTTTTTCAATAATGCTTTTAAATTTTCTCTCTATTCTTTTGAATCGTTTTTTAATGAACTCTGAATTAGTTTTGATTTTTACTTCTAAAGCCATCTATCTAATTAATCTTCTGAATCCATGTAAAGGCTCTCTTTCATTAGATACAATAGTTCCATCTGCATCAACATCATACTCAACACCATCTTCCAAGATCATTCTCCATTCCATATTGTATTGACTCATATAATATTCTGCCATTCTTTCAAATCTATCTTTTTCTGTTTCTGGTCTGAATTTAGTTAATGCTGGTAAAAAGAATCTTCCTAAAAATAGATAAACACCAGCACGTTCAAATTGATCTAAATTAACTTTTGTATTAACCATTTCTGCTGTGTTAAGAACTGTAATGTCTGTGAATATGTTTGTTTTATATACTGTCCACCACTCTACTCTTAATTGTCTTAATATATCGTTAGTAGTTTGTGCAAAGAAATTAGTAGCTTCTGTTGCGTTATTTGCAATACCAAAGTCAAAAGCATCTGGTTGATACTTCGTTACATCTCCATGAGTGATTACATTAGCACCAGTATAATTTGCCATGTTAAAATACCCAAGATAATATAATTATAACTGCAACAGCAACACCAATACTTACTTTAGGATTTTGTTTTGCAAGTTTAATATATTTTGTTAAGTTTTTCATTTCTTTTTTGCCTTTTTTTTCTTTGGTTTGATGGGAACTACTGTTTCATTTTCAAAAGTTTGATCTACTTCTTTAATGTTTTCTTTAACATTATCGTCAACAGGCTTCCACCCTCTGAATGTCCATGTGTTTATATTTTTTTGATAATCTTGTTCGTTTCGTTCTATAATTTTTTTTCCATTAGTCAGTTTCATAATATTTTTCCTTTTTCATAAAGTGGGGAGTTTAACCCCCCACCTTAAAAGTATTATTATAGTATTGAAGAATCTGCAAGAACTTCTACACCATAAGAGTCATGTAATTCGCCAACACCATAAACTGCTGTTGCTACGATTTCATCTGCTCTTAAAGAAGCATCACGTTGAGTTTCAATCTTAATGTCTTGCATCATTGCTAGACCTAAAGCATCTTTATGGAACATTCCACCTTTGAAATCTCCACCAGTTCCAGTATTTGCCATATTACCAGTTTCAAATATTTTGATACCAGCGATTTGACCAATAAAGCCACTTCTTAATGCTTCGTTTGATAGGTCAGTTGATAGACCAGCAAAAGTATTAGTTAATCCTGATTTAAGATCAAAAGCTACTTTTGGGTGCAATACACAATATGTTTCATCAACAGGAAGTCCTAATGCTCTTAAAGTCGAAGCTGCATTAAAAATTACTGCTGGTGTTAAAGCTGCACTATCTGTTCCAACTGCTGTTGAAAAGCCATCAAATTTAGCAAGTAAGTCTTGATCCATTTTTTTTGCGATTGCTTCTCCAAACAATTTACCAATATCTCCAGCTACATTTCTTGGTGCTGAATTTCTTGCTAAGTCTGTTAGAGTTGTCATGATACCAACCTCAGAAGCAGTAATAGTTACTGAACTTGGGTTGATTGCTGTGTTGCCTAGATCAGCTGCTTCTGATACTGCTGCTGCTGCTACTGCTGCATAGATCGGAACTTCAACTGATTTTCCACCACCTGATATAGCATAATTTTTAACAAGATTTTTCATTATAGATTTCTCGTTAATTACAAATTGTGCTTCTGCCACTATCTCTGTATATAGTTCTGATAGTGTAGAACTTGTGCTTTCGTTAGCCATTTTATTATCCTATTATTTATTGTTTAAGTTAATCTCAACAGCACCTGAATCTCGTTTCTTCCTATATTCTGCATAGGTTTTACGATCTTCTGGGTTTGTTAAGTCCAAGTCCTGTAAATTAAATGGTTTAACAGTTTTACCTTCGACACTACTCTGGCTTCCTGAACCAGACAAAGACCCTTGTCGGAAATGTGGGTTAGCATCTAAAAACTCTTTAACTCTATCATCTATCGTTAATAGTTCTCCTTTTGTGTTATATCTTACATTAGAATTATTATCAACTATTTCTATTCTACCATCATCAGTATATTTAACTTCGTCTTTTAACAAAGATACGACTTGCTGTGCATTGATAGATTTTTCTCTATTAGCAACAGATAGAATTGAGTTATCAACTTTTTCTTTTTTAATCTGTGTTTTATATCTGTTAAGTTCAGAGTCTTTTTCAGATAATCTATCTTGCATAATCTTTTCAATATCTGCTTTAGATTTAGCTTCTTTTAATTCTTGTTCTTTAATTAATTCAGCTTTTTTACTTTCTTCTGCTTCAAGAATCTTTTGTGTTTTTCTTTGTTCAGCATCTAGTCTTGTTTTGATTATGTTATCTAATTGCTCTTGTGTAAAAGTTTGTTGCTTTGGTGTTTCTACTTGTGCTTCTACTTTTACTTCTTCTTTTGTTTCTACTTGTTCGTTTTTCGGTTGAACTACCTCTGTTTCTTGCGTCATAAGACTCCTGTTTAGTTTATATTATTAGTTCTCCAGCTTTGTTATACCAATCAGGATTGACATAACTCCATTGGTGTCGACAATTATAACCCCCTCGAACTATTAAAGGATTACCAGACTTCTTACCTTTCCAACTTGTGCTTGACCAAAGTTTTTTAACTTCGTCAATAGTGAAAAGTCCACCTTGTCTTTTGTTATATACTCCACTTACTACATTTCTACATAACTGTCTAGTTGTTGGAATTACATCTCCATAGTATTTAACATAAGTTAAACCAGCATCATTTGACTTATTAAAGTTTAATGTTGCATCAAAATCTCTTAATGAATCGTTTAATATCTGACCAGCATATCGTTTCATATTCTCTCCAGCACGATCTCTAGCAAATTTAGTCTGTAAAGTTTGAATTGCTTTATCTACTGCGTCTTTTTTAGATTTATTAAACTTATTTTTATTTATATAATCAACTAATTTCTGTGCTTCTGGGTCATCTGCACTAGCATAAATACCATTTATAGTTTGTCTTAATTCTTTTTCTAATACAGTAAATTCTGAACCAACTAATGTATTCTGATAAACTTTTTCTGATAATCGTCTTGTAAATGTATTAGATACATCTTTAAACTGTGTA